TGACAAAGGATTGTATGAACTGTCTATGACATTTGTTCCGCCCCCAGTCTGCGATGGTATACGTCTTTGATGTATTTCCGTCTTAACACGCTCTACAAATTGCATAGCAAGGTGCGATGGCATGTTGCCCACATCAACATAGAAAACTCTTCTTTCTGGTGCTCTTTGTACACGATATATAATAATAGCATCTTCAAGTAATTCTTTTTGTTTGTATACTTTAAAAATTGTTTCAAGTAAAGAATTACCAAATGGATAATTATTGTCTAGTCCTTCTGACAAACTTAGATGTATTACATGTTTAGCGTCTACAGTTACTTCTCCATCATCAGTAGTAAATCTACTACCACTGTAACTTGACATAGGTTGTCCAACCATTCCTTTGGCGCCGCCGGTTGGTGTGTACTGTTGATTGCCTCCACTTGTAATATTACCATTTGTATGATAAGGAGTAGTAGCTATTCCGTCTTTAAAATTAAAATTAATATTTTTAACTACATACTGTTCGGGTACTTTCCCTTCACTTTCGTTAACAATAATACGTGACACGTTTGCAGGATCAACATGAAACCAACGCTTAGTTTCTGGATCACGTACAAAAAACTGATCTCCGTATTTGAAAACATTTCTTAATATTCGAAATATTTTTGTTTCAAAGTTTTGTAGTTTACACCATTGTTGTAGGTACTGACCAATAATGTTTACTTCATTATTAGTTGCGTTTTTATTTTTATAGTTTACTATAAAAGGTGAATTATTTGCTTTATTTTTTTGTGTGCAAAATTCTGCTAGAATATCTAATGCAGCATTTACTTCCGAATCTTGATCCATGGTGTTGTACTGACCATAGCGTTCAACTCGATTTGGTGAGCCAACGTATACATCAGGCAGATAGCTAGAATAATTAGACTTTGCTGGTCCTGCGAGATTTCCGCTACTTTTAGCAGTGAAAGGACTATAGCTTCCATTTGTATTATTACCTGTTGGAACAGGAGTAAAATATTTCTTCCAACTCATTTAGTCTCTTCCCATCAACACTTGCGTAGACACATCGCTACTTCTATTTGCAGCTTTTTTAATATTTGGCGATTGTTCTTGTAATTCTTCCAATATGAGCGTCATTGTAGTATTTAGTGTGTTTAGCTCTGTTGCACTCATGTTCTGATTCATTGATTGAGTGCTAAGATATGATCCTGCTGCTGATTGTGATGTTACTTGCTGTGGTTTAGATCTTGCGCCTGCTCCTTTTACTGTTGTGGTTTGATCTTTAGCTGCTTCATTAATTGCTGTAAGTTGTTCAGCTACAGAACTAAGTGCATCTGCATAGCTTTGAACTTTAACAGCATCCATTCCGTCTTGTATAGTATTCAGTGCAGATTTTAAATTTGGTATGTCTATTATGCTGCTTACTGCGGCTCTTGCACTTTCTAAAGTGTTAGCGGATTCTACACCAGATTGAATCTCGCTTGATGATATAGTTTCATCCGGAGTTGGAGCACTATCGCTACTACCTATCGATTTGCCTTTGCCGCCTAACCAAGTTGGTAAAAAGTCTCTGAAGTTTGGCATTGTAAAATCAAATGTAAAGAATCCTGTTATAGCGTCCCACACTTTTGTAAATTGAGATTTAATACTATATTTTGACCAGTCAATGTCACTAAAAGACGTGCCAAGTTTAGATCCTACATCTGATAAGAATGTTTTTGCAGAAGTATATTTGTCTACAATAGTATTATCAAATGCAGTTTTAATTGATGTTCCTATACCTTTAGCTTTAGTTATTGCATCATTAAAAGCTGAAGTAATAGTACCATCATCCCAAGCAGTTTTAATTGATGTTCCTATACCTTTAACTTTAGTTGCTGCATCATTAAAGGCTGAACCAATAGTACTATCGTCCCAAGCAGTTTTAATTGCTGATCCTACAGCTATAGCTTTTTCTCTTGCAGTATTAAAGGCTGAAGTAATAGTACCATCGTCCCAAGCAGTCTTTATACTTCCTGCTACACCTGAAACATAATTTTTAGCAGTAGTAAATTTGGTTGATATACCTTCTTTAGCATCATCCCAAGTGTTAGCAATAGATGTTCCTATAAGTGCAACATTATTTTTTGCTCTTGTAAAACCATCTGATATACCTTGTTTAGTATCATCCCAGGTGTTAGAAATAGATGTGCCTATACCTTTTATACTATCTATAGCACTGTTATATTTTTCAACTACGGCAGCTTTTCCATCGGTCCACATGTTGCCGATACTTGTTCCCCAACCTTTTATTGCTTCTATTGCAGGATCAAATGCTCCTGAAAAATATGCCGCGGTTCCCATACCTATTAAAGCTGTACCAAGTGCGGCTGCTATTCCAACCGGTCCTGTTAAAGGAAGCAAAAACAATGCGGCTAAACCTGCGGCACCCAGTGCGCCTCCTATTGCAATACTTCCCCAATCGATACTACCAATTAACGAACTGATCGCAGCACCTATCGCTTCTCCTAGTATTTTACCAAGTCCTGCAGAATCTCCTTCACCACCAAATAAACCTGCAACGTCTTTATCTAACACTCTGTCAGTGCCGTCTTTATTTTTTCCTATAACTTGGTCTTTTTTACCGCCAAAGATTGCTGTCTTAAGATCATATGTTGCTATATCTGATATAAACTGTTCTACAGCTTTCATAAGTACAGTTAAACCATCTGCTAATTTTTTCATAGCACTTGAAATTGTTTCTTTACCTTCTTCACTAGTAAAAAATTCAGTTAATTTACTAAATCCGGCTGCCAGTATTTCCATAGGTCCGCCTTCAGCGAAGAATATTTGTGCAATAGTAGATCTTAAATCTATAATGTCCTGTTGAAATCCTTTTAGTGCTTCGTCTTTTTGTTTTTCTAGAGCAATTCTTGCTTCAGCATTTTTTATTGCTACATCCATGTCTTTAGCAGAAAAAGTAGCAAGTTCTGTGCTAGCTCTCAACGCCGCACCAAAAGATGTGTTACCATCTACTAGTTGCTGGAATGCAGCTTCTGACATGCCGCCAGCTTTTGCTTCGACTTCTTTTTTGACTTTTTCAAAAAATTCTAGCTGGGCTCCAACGTCCATATTTTTTAGATTTTTTGCATCATTCCTAAAAGTATCACTCATTGCCATAAGACCTTCAGAAACACTTCCTGGTTTTGGTACGCCATCTACCATATCAGTAACAGCTTCTGACATTGCAGGACCTAAACTACTACTCACTGTCATAGCAGCTCTAAAGTTTTTCTGCTGGTCTTTCGTCATTTTAGAAATAGCTTGAGCATTTCTAGCATCTTCCATTTTTGCTGTAAGCTCAGCTTGTATTGCTTTTCTTTGCTTGCCAGTTACAGCTGATAACATCATTAGTTCTTCGCCATACGCAGCCATGTCTTCTTGTGATATTTTATTATTTTTTCTGTCAATACCATACTGTCTGTCTTGATATTCTGTGTAGTCTAGCATTAGCTCATTAATATCAGATACAGTATATCCTAAGTTCATTAATTCTTTGCCTGGACCTTTTCTAAAATCTCTAGACATATTACCAAATGCTATTCCAGCAGTTGCAGTTGTCCCTCCAAACAATCTCATACGATCAGCGTTCTCAGTAATAACACCTGTAAACATATCCAAAGGCATTGCTGCATTTGCAGCAGCCAGTCTTAGGCCGTTGAGTCCAACGCCAAATGTTGCACCTGACTCACTAAGTGATCTAAATGCGGCAAGATTAGTATCAAGAATTCCAGCAAATGATCCAAGTATTCCGCCTACAAACGGAACAGTTTTTGCAAAACTTTCTAAACTGTCTTCTGATCCAAATAAAGCTTTCGAAAAATTAGTAACACTGCCAAGTAGTTGTCCAGATACAGCGCCGCCGAATGACAATACTGATTTAGTTGCTCCGTTAAGTGCTTTACGGAATCTACCGGTTTCATCTTTAGATTTTTTTTCTTCTTTGTTTTTTTCTTTTTGCTGATAAGTTGATGCTTGAATTATTTTATAATTCTCTTGTAATATTGCTTGCGCCTTTTTAGGATCCATGCCTCCGCCCTGAGCTTTTGCCATAGACTCCATAGCCGCGGTCAATCTAACTAGAGTAACTTCACTTGCTACTCCGTTGGCGCCGCCTACATTACCAATTTCTACTTCTTCAGCCAAAATTCATGCTTCCTAGTTAACTACGCATATAAATAAATTAGATACATACTTATATTATGTATTTATACGGAGAAAGATCATGGCAGAATTTAACCCCTTAACTGCTGACGCTAATTTAAAATCATTAGCCGATACAGGAAAAAATCCTTTAGAACAATACTTTAGACAGCCTAAAGTATATATAACCCTTCCTAGTAAAGGAAAATACTATGCAGATGGTGCATTAGATATTCCAGAAACTGGTGAATTTCCGGTGTTTGCAATGACAGCAAAGGATGAACTTACTATGAAAACACCTGATGCTTTATTGAATGGCGCAGCAACAGTTAGTGTTATTAAAAGTTGTGTTCCTAATATTGTTGACCCTTGGGAATTACCTAGTATCGATCTTGATGCAATATTAATTGGTATTAGAATTGCTACATACGGCGAAATGCTTGATATTGATACAAAAGTTCCTGTAACAGGTGAAGATAAAACATTCCAAGTTGATCTAAGAAAAATGCTTAATAAATTAGTTACTGTTGACTACGAAGATGAAATAAGTGTAGGTGACTTTACAGTTACGTTAAGACCGCTAACTTATAAAAAGTTTACAGAAACTAGTTTAAAAACATTTGAAGAACAAAGAATTTTTAATACAGTTAATGACGATGAACTGCCAGACTCGGATAAATTAGCTAGATTTGCAGAAAGTTTTCAAAAACTAACTGATATTACAGTTGCTATGATGGCAAATGGTATTGCAAAGATATCAATCGGTGACACTGAAGTTACTAATCCAGATCATATCTCAGAATTTATCGACAATGTTGATAAAAATGTTTATCAAGAAATCCTTGATCATCTTGATAACCAAAGAAAAAAGTTTGTTATTGAACCAATGAAAGTAACTTCTACTCCAGAAGATATAAAAAATGGTGCTCCAGAAACATTTGAAGTTCCAATTACATTTGATCAATCAAATTTTTTCGCATAAGGATCTTATCTTGGGGCGAGGCTGAGATCCTAGAAGAAGTCTCCAAAATGCAAAATTTACAAAAAGAGCTCAAATCCGAAATACTTAAACTGTGTTGGTATATGCGTGGCGGAGTGTCTGTTAATGAAGGCTTTAATCTCTCATACGAAGAAAGATCGTTAATCACAGATATTATTCAAGATAATATGGAAACTACTAAGAAAAGTGGATTGCCTTTCTTTTAACATTAGCCATATCAATATATTTGTATTGTTCTGATGTCTGTTGAAATGATTGTTCAGCTCTCCAATTTTTACTAGGCCAAGGACAAGATAAATTCTCTTCGATATAACAGTTGTATTTAGAAATCATATTGTTATACCCTAATGGTCTCGCTACAATACAATACTGTTCATGAAACCCACAATATATTATGTTATCTAATTTTTTTTCTTTGATAAAGTTTTCTAATATAGTAAGTCCGTTTTGATTCGAATGCTTTAGCCAGAGATAATTTCTCATAAAATCAGGACTATCTTTTATGTCGTTAGTTATAACTATCTTATTTTTCATATGGCTAGCATATTCAAATATTTTTTTCATACACTCATTATTCCACTGATTAAGAGATAGTCCAAGATATTCTTTACTGCATTCCTTATCCGCTGATTCTTGATCTTTCACAGGATCCATAATAATCCACAAAGATTTATCAGATATTTCAGTAAGTTGTTTATGTGAATAATTCATTTTCATATTACTATTTAAGCTTTACTTTTGTTTATCAACTACGTTGATAAATGTTTTCGCTAACGCTCAAACAATTTATTTTAATTAGATAAAAAGCAATATTACGAAGTAATATTGTGTTAACTTCATGTAGATTCTTTTAGTCAGACGGAACCTACACAGCGGTTCCATCATCTCGAAAAACTTCATGTGAGTTCTCGTAGCCGAGATCGGAAGTAGGTAATTGTTTATACACTTAGTTCAATGGGCTCTGACCTTTCCCAACCTACGTCGACATCGCTTACGCTAGACCGTATATTCTTAAAATATACGCTACACCGTAAACTACCTCTCGCTTCGTTCCTATTGCTAAAGAGTTTTTATGAACTGTGTTGTGTTTTCCGATTGCTAACAGTCAATCTATGCCAACTCCACGTTTTATTACCAAACGCAACTCAGCATGTACGTGTCCTATGTCTCCATAGGGTTTTCCACAGCGGTATATTAAACTGGCCCGCTAACCTTATGTGTTAGATTGTTTTGCCTGAAGGTGATGTTCTAGAAGTGCCTGCTTGAGCTTGTCTGATCCGCCTACTCTTACATTAATAATACCATTATAGTATTCATCTGTTTCAAGTACACGTCTATCAAATTGTTCTCTTGCCTCTATGTAGGACATTTCGCCCCTGCCTTTACAAAGATAAAGTATTTCTCTTGTAAATTTCTCTGCGCCTAATTCATTTACGTCTGCGTTAAGTCTATCTGAGCTACCCCAGTAGTCTTTCCAGTCGCTTTCTTTGTATCCACGTCTTTTATTTTTTTTGCCTTTAAGTGGTGGCTTTGTTGTTTTGAATTTTGCTAGTTTTTTGCCTACATACTTTTGATTATTAGTGGTATTAGTAATAAGATAAACAAATCCTTCATACTCTTCTGGTATTTGGTCAATTTTTTTACCTTTGTATGTCCACTGCATCAAAGTACTTACCGATGCCTAATTTTTTTCCTCGCCTTTGTGAGTTACACGGGTAGTTTGATGTTTATGATGTATTTCATCTGCTCTCATTTTAGCAAATGCCCTAATATCACGTAGTGCCTTTCTTACAGAACGATGAGTACGAACAGAGTTACGTGATTCAAACTTTTCATTTTCAGAAAAGTATTCCAAATACGCTTTTACTAGCTTGTCATGTACGTCATCAATATGTTCGGTCATTCTATTACGTCTAAATCATTTGCATAGCTTGTATATCCGTTTTCTTTTACAACTCTAAGCACATGATTTACTCTTCCTATTAGTTCGTCTTTGTGTGAGATAAGATAAATGTTCTTTTCACGCTCTCTACCCATCTTTTTTAGTACTGCTAGTGAATTTTCTACACCAGCTGTGTCCATACCGCTATCAATAAGCTCGTCAATGAACAATAAATTAATATTTTGATATAAACTTTCCCAAACATCTCTAAATGCAAAGCTCAACCCAAGTATAAGCCTGTTACGCTCACCTCTACTCAAGTTATCAAAGTCTAAATCTTGTCCTAGCTGTGTAATTTCAACAGTTAAGTCGTTTTGGAATACGACTTGGTGTGGCAATCCAATCTTATCTAAATAATATGTAAGTCTATTGTTTAGATATGCTAAGTTTTGATCGATAATCTTCTTACGAATAAAACTATCTTTATTCGTTAGTAACTTCATTAAGAACTCTTGGTGATCTTTGTAGCTAACTAGGTCGTTAACAGCATTCCAATTAACTTCTTGTATAGCTGTTTCATTTAAATCATTAATTTGTATCTCATATGGGTCATCTTCAGATTCAGTCCTAGCTAAACTACTCTTTAAGTTCTCTACATTGCTTCTATGTTCATATGCTTCTTTAGCAGTATCATAAAATGTAGTAGGTTTTCCATTAATGTCACCTATTTCGTCTAGTGCAGTAACAACGTCGGTGCATTTAGTACTAATTTCTAGTTGATATGCTGTAGCATCTTCTAATTCTTTAGTTTTTGTAGCTAATATCTCTTGTTTTTTCTCTTCACCTAGTGGTTGATCGCATGCATAACATATCGCATTATCTAATCCTGCGATATCTTTAGTAGCCTTATCTACAGACTTGTCAGCACGTAATAGTGCTGGCTCAAGTGTGCTTAATTCTTTTTTAAGAGCCAAAATAGTGTTGTTATGCTCAGTCCAGTTAGCTAATTTTTCGTGTAGTTCTAGTTCTGTTTCAATATCTAAATGTTCTAGCTCATCTATTGCATTGCTAAGATTTTCACAGTCTTTTCTATGCTTTGCAGTCCAAGCACGTTGTCTTTGTGCTAGTTGTTCAATGCTTGCTTTAATTTTATCATTAGACGTTTCAATTGCTTCTATCTTTAGTGTCTCTTGTACAATAGAATCCTTAGTTTCTTTAATTTTATCTTTAAGAGAGGTAGATTTTTCAGTTAATATAGTAATACCAAGTAGTTGTTCAATGATAGCACGTTGATCATTAGTACGCATACTTAAAAATGGTTCGGTATATGTGTTTAGTGCTACAATATGTTTGAACATATCATGACTCATACCTAGTAATTCATTAATTGTTTCTTGTGTTTTACGTGAATCGCCTTGCGACTCGTCAATTAGTTCTTGTTCTTGATCGTTAACATAGAATTTAAGGAAATTAGGACCTCTACCACGCTCAACACGGTAGGCTGTAGCATTCTTTTCAAATTGCAGGGTAACTACCATGCCTTTGCCGTTAGTTTTGTTAATAAGGTTGTTACGTTTGATGTTAGTTAGTGCTAAACCGTATAATGCATAGCTTAATGCATTAATAATAGTAGTTTTACCTGTACCATTACGTGATCCACTATCGTCTCCACCCTGATCTAAGTTTTCACCTAGTACAAGCGTAAGTTGTTGCTGATCAAAGTCTACGGCCTGGGTTTGATTACCCACACTCATGAAGTTTTTAACTGTTAGGTCTTTAATTTTTATCATTCGAGTCCGTTATAAATGTCCATAAGGGTTACTTTGTCAAAATCTACAGTATCTAGTTCTGCAATTTCACCGGCTACTATTTGATCTACACTAACAAATGCTGAAATATCTAAATCTGTTGACATTTCTTCAATTTGCTTTTGTGGAATTAGTGTTAACTCTCTACAATTGTAATCTTTTACAAATGTTTCTTTAATAAAGCTTGCTTCTTCGTATGATATTGGAACATCAATAGTTACACGCAGATACATTTTAGGTTTTATTAATTCTTCAGTGTTTTCTAATAGCTGTCTTAGGCCATAGGTACGATACTTTGGACAATCAGGCCAATTAATATATTCAGGCTCTTGATTATTCTCTCTATCTAGTATCATCATACCTCTTGCATCATCACCTGCATCTGCATAATTGTGCGGAAAAGCATTTCCAATATAATTAATTTTTCCTTGATGTTGACGCTTGTGGAAATGTCCACTGAACACATAGTCCTGATGTTTAAAATGTTCTACTTTAAGATCACCATGATCTGGCATTCTTACAAGTGCATTCATATAAAAACTAGGCAATTCAAAATGTCCAAATAGATATTTTGCTTTAATATCACCAATTTTCTTATATTCATCACCTACTAACCAAGGGACAATAGCAACATCGTCTACTACAGTTATTTCATCTAAAAATGTAATACCTGGAATGTGCTTTGCAAATGCTGTACTATTAACATCACGTTTATCTTTGTAATATAAGTCGTGATTGCCGTCAAAGAAGAAAAATTGTTCAAATGCTGAACCTAATTTCTCCATTGAACGAATAGTTGCGTCCATTGTTGTTAAATTTAATGAATTTCTATTATGATGCCAATCTCCACAAAAGATTCCGGTCTCACAACCATTATCTTTAGCAGTTTGGATGTACCAATCAATAAAATCTTCACAATCGTCGTTGTGTACACGACTATTCCCTTTTAAGCCAAAGTGAATGTCAGTAAAGACTGCTGCTTTTTTAAACAAATTCAGTATACTCCAATTCTATAGTAACATTATATAGTATTTTTATACGCCTGTCAACCTCTATTTTGAAGTTGATTTATCGTTGAATACACTAGTTGAAGCATCTTCATTGCGTTTAACACTAGCTTCCCATTCGCCTGCATGCTGTCTAGTATAGCTAGGATTAAGGTCATTCATTTCTAAGATATCATCTCTTATGTTTTGATTACGTTTTTCTATATTAATAACACGCACGAATGAATTTGTTACAGCCGCAGTATAATATGCAAATGGATTTTGACTTTTTGACTCGTCAAACTGCAATCCAATTTGTGTTAATTGTAAAATAGCTTGACCTCGCATTTCGTCATTGTAAGTATAGCCACGAGCATTGCCTCTTGTGGCATATCTTTCACATAATTTAATCCACATCATAGCTAAATTATCTGTAGCCTTGCCATGTGACTTAGAATAGTGTCCGTTTTCCATGCCTCCAATCCAATGACTTCTTCCGACTACTTGTAAATTGCCTTCATCATCAAATTTGTAATGTACAAAAGGTGGAAAATTTAACTTTTCCTTTGTATCAGCTATTGTTTTTGGAGTTTTTTTGCGTCCAGGTTCGTCAGGTATGTGGTCAAACGTCATAACTCGGAAAATAAGCTCTTCTTTGGTAATAGTTGTATACTTTACTTCGCATTCAGCTTGTTTTACTTTTTCACCTGCCATTTTTCTAGTTTCATAAGCTAGCGTACTCAGTTTTTTTGCTTTATTGCGTTTAGCTTCTGCAATAGTACGAATATTAATCTTATCTACATCAGGTAATATAATATCATAGTTAGCATGCTGTGGATCTGTATAGCTATTAAATGTATTTTTAGATTTATGTATTTCTGCTAAAATATCTTTGTTGTTTAGGTAATTCTTTTTTCTCATGTGGGCTCCAGGCTTATAGTATATATACTATTATAAACTACTCTGTTAACTTTGTCAACTAAATACTAGTGGAGATTTAAAAATAATGAGTTTACTTAAAGGATTCAATCAGCTCACTAATAGTGTTAGGTCGGCAGCTAATGATGTTTCAACTACAGTTAGAACCATTGGTGCCTTTACAGGCGGCTTAGGTAATAGCAAACTTAGTAAAGTAGCTAATATCGCAGATAGAGTAAGTGCAGGTGCAGGAGTAGTAAGCGCCGCATCCACTTTTTTAAATACTGGAGATGCTAGTAATTTAGGTTCAGCACTAAGGATGTTTGGTAATGCTACTCAAGGAGTTGGCCCTGGAGCAGGAGCAGTTGCCGGCGGCATAGTTAGGGCTATACTTTCTAATAACATTTCAAATACATCTACAGATGACTGGAGAGTAGGTATTAGTGTACCTAATGATTTACAAACGGGCTCTATCTTAGCTCCTTTATTTTTTGGTGGAGATTCAGTTGGAAGAATGATATTCCCCTTTAACCCAACAATACTATTAGGACATAGTGCAAATTATTCTCAGATTGCTCCTACACATTCTAATTATCCTTACAATGCTTATGAAAATAGCCAAGTAGATAATATTACAATTACTGGTGAATTTTTTGTTGAAAATCAAGACGATGCAAAATACTGGGTAGCAGTTTTACATTTTTTAAGAGCAGTAACAAAAATGTATTATGGAGATAGTAATCCTCAAGGTAATCCTCCACCTATATGTAGATTATCAGGATACGGTCCACATGTATTAAATAATATTCCTATAGTAGTACAAAATTTTACTACTGACTTGCCAGCAGATGTTGATTATATGGAATGCTTTGTAGATGGACATAAAAATATGGTACCTACGCAGAGTCAGTTTACAGTTACAGTAATGCCAACATACTCAAGAAGGTCTACAGCAAGATTTAATTTACAACAATTTACTAAAGGTGATTTTGTTAACGGTCTAGAGGGATTTGTATAATGTCAAAGCAACTTAGTCCATATGGTAAGACTCCAATTAACAGTGCAGGATATCTTGACATACTCAAACCAAGATCTATTCCTGTAGCCGGAGATGATATTTTATACGAAATACTTCCTGCTTATACATTTCGTCCTGATTTACTTGCACATGATTTATACGGCCGTAAAGAACTATGGTGGGTATTTGCACAGAGAAACTTAGATGTTTTGAAAGATCCTGTTTTTGATTTTGTAGCAGGAACAAAAATTTATTTGCCACAAGGGACTTATCTGCGTGAAACTTTAGGTATAACTTAATGGCTTCATTTTTTAAAAAAATATCAAATGCCGCTAGTGCAGTAAGTGCAGTGAAGACTGTTACTAGTGCATTTAATTCTGCGTCTAGTGGATCACAAGCTAGTTCAGCATTTAGCTCTGCACTTACGCAAGCTAGTACAAACTCTGCAATTAATTCTATAAGTGGCTTTGGCGGAAGTTTAGCTAATAAAGCACTTGGCGGCACCGGTCTTAGTAGTGCATTAGGTTTAGTGTCTGATATTTCATCTGCGGCTGGGTTATCAGGATTAGCTAATGCTTCGGATGCATTAAGTAATGTACTATCAGGAAACATAGGACCTCAATTAGGAATTTTCGACAATCCTATTAGAGTATTAGAAAGGACTGCTGGAGAAATATTTGATGCTTCAGGTGGAAGATTTGAAGAATTACGCACACTAGTATCTAATTTATCAGAGCTAAATGCATTTGATTCGTTTATAAAAAATCTTGGAATAGATATAAGAGATCCTTTAACTAAGATAGGGGCTAGTTCTAGTAACATACCAAACCCTCTTAGAGAATTTGCATCATATAATTATAAAATTACATTAGGTATTTTAAGTAACCAAGAATACAACAATCCGGAAACATATAGAAGTGTAGGATTTTCAAATTATATTATAAAATCTACAGGAGGCAATTTAGGAAAACGTGTACAAACAGAAGCTGAAATATCAAGTAATAGTTTATCTCCACACGCAGAATATTTTATTGACGAATTAACTTATGATGGTGTAGTAGCACCTAATCCCAAAACAGGAGCAACACTAGGAACAACTTTTAGTTTTGTTGTTACTGAACCTTATTCTATGGGAAACTTTATACAATCGTTAGTTGTTGGTGCAAAGGAAGCAAATAACGGTAAAGGATACGACAACTATTTTACAGCACCATTTTGCTTAAAAATTGAATTTTCTGGGTTTGCTGAAAGTTTCGGCGGTTCTATGTCAGGCGATATAGCACCTATATTTTTGCCAATGATGATTACTAATGTAGACATGACGGTATCTGGACAAGGAACACGATACGAATGTAGCGGAGTAGCATATAATGAGTTAGGATTAGCTGATCATATGAACAAACTGTATACTCAAGTACACTCAGCAGGAACACTAGCACATACCGTTTTACAAAATGGCGATAAATCACTAGCAGCTGGACTAAACAAGCGTATTGAAAAAATGGAAGATGCTGAGATTATTCCAGGATATGATAGGTTTATTATATGTTTTCCTAAATCCAAAGATTCTATAAAAAACTTTTTACAATCTGGCCTGCAACAAACAGAAGAACCAGATGCAGCACAAACATTTGTAGAACAAAGAGGTACACAAGAGACAGCTGACGAAATAGCACAAACTGAAAATTTTAATCTTCAGAATCTTACATCAAAACTAATTCAAATAAAACCTGTTACTTCTTTGTTTGAAACATTACAGGCTTTTGCAGAAGATGTATCTAGCATGAATGAAATTGGATTATCGGCACTGCTTGAGGATTCATCACAAGGCGGCAATCAAGATGCTCCGTCAATGAATGGTTCTTATCAAGCAGATGAATTAGATGCTGGTGCTGATGCACAAAGACAAGAAGCTAAGGATGACCCTTGTGGAGGTGAAGAAGTAACACCTGGATTAGTTGATAAAAATGCAGCGGCTCTAACTCCAGGAGAATTTTCGAGAAGTTATGAATTTAATAAAGGCGAAGCTATCACTACTTGTATAGAAAAAGTATTGTTGACCACTGAATATTGTAAAGAAAATGCAAGTAAAGAAGAAGATGAAAATGGATTGCGTACATGGTTTATGATTGATTCGCAGGTATATTTAGAAGAAAATAAAGACACTGAAAATGACATGGGACGTCCTCCAGTAGTAGTTGTATATTCTATTATGCCATACAAAACTAGCGGAGCAAAGGCTACAACAAACAGTCAGACGCCAAAAAATATTAAGGGATTGATGAGCTCTGCTGCTAAAGAATACAATTATCTGTATACAGGTAAAAATGAAGATGTTTTAAATTTTGATATAAATCTAAATACTGCTTTTATGAGAACAGTGTCGGCAAATTATGGTAACAATGCAGGCGGCAAAGCTACAGCAACAGGAAATCAGCTTGTAACATCTTCACAAGAACAAGGCGGAAAAGCAGTAGATAACCCAAACCAACCTGCTAAGGAAAATGTTGAAGCTACAGCAGGTACTAAAGAAGTAGGAAATCCTAGTGTATCTATGGGCACTAGAGATAAAGATATTCGTAGACAAGTTGCAGAAAATTTTCACGATATTTTACTTAACACTCCAACAGACTTAGTTACAGCTGAGCTGTCAATTTGGGGAGATCCTTTTTTCTTACCGCAAGAGATAGGAAATTTCCACCCTGCAAGATCGGGGTCATCACCTAGTACTACTGAAGTAGGTACAATGACTTATACTGAAGGAGAAGTTTTTGTTGTAGTTAATTTTAGATCACCATTTGACTACGAAGACGGTGGTTCTCTTGTTGAGATGCCTGCACTAGTGCCTCAGTTTAGCGGGTTATATGGTGTTGTTACGGTTTCAAACTTATTCAATAAAGGCCAATTTACACAAGATCTTAGATTAGTGCGTATTCCAGGACAAGATAGAACATTGGCAACAGAAAACGTAACAGGAGGATTAAAAGTAGGAGATCTTCCGCTGGGCTATTCAACAGCAAATGTTCCAAATGCTAGTATGGTTAATGACACCTTGCAAGATATAGGCAATGCCTTTTCTAGCGTCAATAGCGTTATAAATCAAGCAAGTAACTTATTAGCTCAAGCATCAAACGCAGGTATGAATGTAGGTAAACTATCTTCAATTGCTAATCAAGCTTCAGGACTAGTAAACTCAGCACAAAGTTCATTCGAAAGTGCATCTACTGCATTTAATTCTATAGCATCAGCTGGCGCAAGTGCATCTAATGCACTTAGTGGGTTGACAGGCGCCCTTGGCTCAGGATCTTTTGGATTAGATCAAGCAGCCGCAGTTACAAATGCACTAGTATCAGCAGTACCAGCATTTGGCCAAGTAAGTGTTGACTTAACTTCTGCTGAAGGTAAAGTTGCAATCGCTGGCGCAGATTTAGCAGCCCAACTAGAACAATCTTTTGAACAATTTATACCTCCTAATATTGAAGACAAGACAGAACAATTAGCGTCCGCACTTCAATCTTCAGTACAAAATTCAGATATTACTGCCGCTGTAGCTACTACAGTAGATATTTTAACAGAAGCTAAAAAAGGAGTTAGCGTATAATGGGACCTTTTTCTTATCATATAGATGATCCAGATACTTTAGACGATTATGATGTACAGGAATCACCTTCAGTTGGTACTGATACAAATACTAATCCTGATAGATTTGTGACTCCGGGAACTAACAAGTACCAAACAATTATTCCTTCAGGAATGGTATATAAAGATCAAGTTTTTGCTGTAGAAACTACAGATGACGTTATACCGCCATCAGCAGTAGAACAATACAGATCATATTTAACAACAGCAAATAAAGTAAGACCGCCTACTAATTTAAGTCCTACAGATTTTAATATTAATCAACAATATGTAGATGAAGCAAAATCTAAAAGAGACGGAGCACTTTCCGCAATTTCAGGCACTCCATTTACAGAAGAAGATTTGATAGTTGCGGCTAAAAAGAAACCTTTAAGTAATGAACTTTTTGCAAGATCACAAGGCACAACAGCACCTACAGTAGTAAGTCAAGATTTTGTTCCATTATCTAATGTTGCTGGAGTTTACAAATATTTCCCTCCAGCATTATATGATGATAGATATGATTTTGAAACAGGTAAAAAAATAAGAGTAGGTTTAGCAGGCGGCATTGGAGGCGGCAAAGGCGAACATACGTTAAAAGGAAATACAACAACTACAGTTGAAGGGTCAGAGTCAACAAGTAACACGTCTAGCGTATCACCAGTAGTAGGTGATGAAAAAGACCCGTGTGACTAATTATTATTGACTAAAGGAAAAAAATGAGTAGTACTTCGGGAAATTATAAACGTTCTAAAGTAACAGCTAATAAAGTATATGACGTAGGTCCATACGAAGCTATAGTTGTTAATCATTTAGATCGAAGATTTATGGGAGGATTAGAAGTTGAGCTTGTAAAATATACAGGTTCTGGTAATACTCCTGAATCTGCTGGACAATTAGTACAAGTTAGATATCTTAGTCCGTTTTACGGTGTAACACCAGGAGCAGGATTAACAGCAAACGATGGCTATCAACATACCCAAAAAAGTTATGGTATGTGGATGGTTCCGCCTGATATAGGAACTAGAGTATTAGTTATATTTGTTGAAGGCAACTTAAACTTAGGTTATTGGATAGGTTGTGTTCCAGACGATTATATGAACTTTATGGTTCCGGACGGTAGAGCAAGTACTGAAATTACTACAGCTTTAACACCAGATGGCATAAAAGGATCAAAATTACCAGTAGGAGAATATAATAAAGCTTTT